TGTTTTCTTCAATCGCACCTTGACGATCAAACTCAGCAAGTATTGCATCAAATTCAGCTAGGTCAGTAGCAGCATTAACACCAGTTACACCAGTAGTAATGTTACCTCTGTCTTCAATAGCATCAAATAATCCTTGAGTACCAACTTTGTCTCCGTTACTTCTAATTAAAGCATCAACGTTAGTTGCAGTAACATCATCGTCACCAGTAACACCTTCTAACATTGCCATCTCTAAATAATCATTAAAACGCATTCTAGTATCAGATTCAGCTTTCAAGTACCACATGTAACCAGAAGCACCAGCTTCAGAAGTGATCTCAACCCAACCAATTCTAGAAACATCAGAACCTGATATTTCGTAGTAATCTTTCATAATAATTGGCTTGTTTGTGAAAGTTTTGAAAGAAGGCTCGTTAGCACCTCTAGTTTCAGTTGCACCAGAACCGTCAGCTTGTGTATAAGACTGAGCTTTTCCGTATTCAGAACCATAAACTAATACAGTTGTTGCACTGTTAGAGTTAGTAGCAACAATTGTTTCATCTCCGTAAGGAGCAATAGTAACAGTATTACCGTTAACTATAGTAACAATAGCTTTTACTAGCTGATTTGTATCAGATATAATAACCGTGTCATTTACTCTTATACCGTGACTAGTAGTGATACCATTTGCGTGGAAACTATTTCCATCTATATCGCTTTGAATTAATAGAGTTGTAGTAGTTGCAGCCTTACACTTGTAAGATAAATGTAATCTACTTTGCTCAGACCAAACAACTTGGTCAGCAGTCATAGACTCTTCAGCCCCTATTTGTGAAAGAAATCCTGAAATAGTTCTCGGTCCGAAAACTTCAGCTTCTTTTTCCATAAGATCTGGTAAATATTGTTGACCCCATCCAGCGTTATCAGCTGATGAAAGATCTAAATAGTTTGTAGCTAGCGCTTGCTTAACTGAAGCAGGTACACTATTCAAACTAGGTCCGTTTGTAATTGCCATATTTTTGTTTTTTTAAATTTAGTTATTTATTTTTAATTTTAAACTTAAAGTTAGGAGAATCATCGCCAAGTACTCTTACTTTCGGGCCACTAGTATTATCGTTTGAAAACGACTGTCTAGGATCCATGCTTATATTTTTAGATGTAGCAACACTATTTTTTAAAGCATCTGCTTTACCTTGTTCGTAAAAGTGATTAGCAACAGCATCAGGATTCATCGCTGTGAATAAAGATTTATGATAACCCTTGGCATCTGACATTTCATTATTTTTATTCAAAAACTTTTTGACAAAATTATTAATATCACTTTGGGTTGACTTAACCTCGTTAGCGTTCTTCACGTTAAACCTGTACTTCTTCTCTCCGACACTGTATTCAAAACCTTTGAATTTATCGTTAAAAACTTGATCAGTTTTATTTAAAAAAGTATTTGTTTGTTTTTCTGCTATTTTTTGAGTTTCTTCCGACTCCTTGTTGTACCTATTAAAGAAGTTCATTGCTTTTTGTTGTTCTGGTGTTAACCTTGAACCAGCTTTGATTTCTTCATAGTATTTAGACTTTTGCCCGTCTAGGTGGCTTTTAGCGCTGGCAACTTGCTCTTTTAGCGCTATTTTTTTCTTTCTAACATCTCTCTCTTCATCTAGCTCTTCGTCATACGAAAATGAGTCTTCAATTAAGAAGTTTATCTCGTCAGGTGTTAAGTGAGACTTTGTTTGTTTGTAAAACTCTCTAAGAACTGTCATATCGTCATAACTAGAAAAATCTTGATTAAGGTTTACATAATCTTCTAGTGTACCACCAGTTTCGTCCATGAAATCTACAACTTTTTGTAAATTTTCAGGAAGTGAAGTTCCTTCTTGCTTAGCTTCAGCAACAACCTCTTCAATAGAATCTTCAAGATCTACTTGGTTTGGATCAGCTTCTTCAGTAACTTCTTCTAGTATTGGAGTTTCTTGTGTTTGCTCTTCCGGTTGTACTTCTTCTTGTTTTTCTGTGGACTCGGCATTATCAAGCTCTGTAACCACTCCCTCGTTGTTAGGGTTATCTTTTTTAACTTCTTCTTTGGTTTCATTTTCTGGTTCTATTGGTTTGTCCATATTTATTTTTGTAACGCTGTCTTCTACTTTTTTAGACATGTCTACTTTTGTAGTTTTTTCAACTACCTTTTCTTTTTTAGCCATAATATAATATAATAATAATTAATAATTTATCTAGGATCAAAAGACTCTAAATCAAATCCCCCTCCTAAAGTATCATTACCTGCTGACTCAAAGTTTTTAGGTGCTTTTGCATTATTTCTTTGGTCTATCATCTCACTTTGTTGGGTTGCTTGTATTCTTGTTCTTTCGTCCTTTCGATCTTCTTTTTGTTTTTCTTTTTGGTCAAGTTGTTGAGTGTCAGCTTGTCTTAACTGCATATTGTAATCAAACTCAACTTGCATTAGTTGTTTTTTGATTTCAGCTTCTTGAACCATTTTTTCAGCATCTAACTGTGCTTTTAAATTTTCCAACTCAGCTATACCAGCGTTTTTAGCTTGATCTTTTTGCATTTCAGCTTGAGCTGCTGCTTGAGCTGCTTGTTGGTTTGTTTGAGACTGCATTTGCATATTTCTTTCTTGCATTTGCTGATCTTTTTCTTGTTTCTTTTTTCTACGTATTTTTAGTAACTGATTAGCTAGCTTTATATTCTTAATTTCTCTAAGATCAATAGCGTCTGCAAGTTCAATCATTTGTTGCTGCAATGCCATTTGTATATTGTTTTCAAGCATTGCTTTTTCTTCTTCGTCAGGCATTAACTCTAGAAATATACCAAAATCATACAGGTGTAGTTCTTTTATATCCTCAAGCGTGCCTACGTTGTGAGCTCCTATTTGCTGTATAAAAGCATCTTTAGTTGGCGAATATTCTAGTATGTCAGAAACTCTTATTGATATGTTTTCAGCTATTTCTGTTGTTAAAAACAAACCAGACTGTAGTATATGTCTTGTTGCTGTGTTTGAATTTGCTGCAGCTAGCTTTTGAACACCTACTAAAGCATTTTTGTCTGGAGTTGCAGCATCTCTAGCTTCGTTTAATCCAGTTACATCTCTTATCATTTGTAAGTAATAGTTATACGTACCTATTAAACTTTGCATTTTAGCACCACCGTTACCAGACTGTATTTCTTGTATTGGCACTTTACCAGGGTTCATATCACCATCAGAAGTAAATGACCTACCAATTATCGAACCCGTTTGGAAAAACATGTTTAGTGCTTCTTGTGGATTGTAATTTGTTCCGTTACCTAAATCTATCTCAGCGAGTCCATCAGCATCAAGATAAATACCATCTGGCACCATACGTGATAACACTTGTTGAAGCTTTAAATGCGTAAGCTGTATCATATCAGCAAAACCAGTAATACGGCCTACAAGTGATTCTATTTTACCCTTGTACATTCTTGGAGCAACAATAGCGTAGTTTGATTTAACTTTTGTAAAATCGCTTTTAGGTCTAACCATGTTTTTAGCTAACTCCCACTTAAGAAGTTTACTAGTACCTAGTATCATAGAGCCTTCATATAAAACCTCTACTCTTCTTTCAAGCTTTCCAAAATCAACAGCATCAACTGGAGGGTTGTAACCGTCATCTTTTTTAATAGCTTTACTAGCTCCACTTCCAGTCTCTTTTATTTTATAAACCTCATTATTGTATGTTTTAAATTCAAAATACAATATTTGAACTTTGTTACCGTCTTCTTCTTTTAAATTACTACCTTGTTGATTGTAGTTTTGTTGCTGGTAGTTTTTGTTTTTTAAAATATCTTTTATTTCTTCTTCACTTAAATCTGGAAATTGTTTTACTAGCTCATTAATAGGTATTGTTTTAACTTCACCAACATAATATACGTCTTCAAAATAAGGTGACTCAGTATAAGAGTAAACTAAATCTGTAGGGTCCACATACTTAACGGTAACACCTTCAGATGTGTTAAATGAAGTTTTAACAGCACCAATACCTAAAACAGTTAAATCGTAAAAAAACCTTTTCTTTGTTAACTCATATCTATTTCCATCTAGCAAAGTGTTTATAGCTACTTCTTCTGCTATTTCAACTGACTGCTTGTAAGTAAGTTGCATGTGAAGATCAAGCTCTTCTTGTGTTTCTGGAAGTTCGTCCATTTGACTTTTAAACAAATCAATACCTGTTGCTTGCATTACACCTGTTTTGTATGCTTTGGCGTTCATATCTTCTAAAACACCTTCCATGTATTTAGTTCTTTTGTAAACACCGTAAGGATCTTGTGAGTAAGCTTTTATGTCAAATGTTCTTTCAGCTACACCGTTAACAACAATATCTACAAATTTAGATATTATTGGAACTGGTTTCCAGTCTAGATTAAGATAAGACAGGTCGCCGTTAATAGATAACTCATCTTTATATTTTTGTATTGATTGTTCTCCCCTAGCATATAATCTAAGGTTGTGAAAATTAGTGGTGTTAGTTCTATACTTATTAGAACCTCTATCAACATGAAACCACTCCTGTTCAATAGCTTTAGCTACTTTCAACCCATATTCATTGGATTTTTTTTCGCTATCACTAACAGTTTGGCTAGGAAAATAACTTCTTATAACAGACTCTGCCATATTTATTCTTTGATTAATTTAGATGTACCGCCTTTGTTTGAATACTTAGCGATACTTATGTTTAGTTTAGGTCTTTGCACTGGTGCATTTGGTCTATATAGATGTCTATTGTTAGCCATTATAGCTAATCCAGAACTAATAGAAGCATCATGTTTTGTTCTTTTGTTTATATCAAACCTAGCCCAATCATTTAGTAATTCATTAAAATAACAATTACCAAAACTACCATCTTGTGACATACCAACGTGGTCGTTAATATACATTTCAATTGCAGCAGCGTGAGCTTGTTTTATATCCTCGCTTGAGTTAGGTATACCACCTACTTCTTTCTCTGCTATAGATAATTTATTCCATATTTTATCAGGTCTGTTCATACTAAAACCTCTGTAACCACGTCTTCTTAAATAATACAATAGACGAGGTTTATTGTTCTCTGCGAGTAAAGGCATCCCGTAAAATACTAAAGCCATTAGAACGTCTTCAAAGAATATCTCTGCGGTTTGTGGTCTTGCTAAGTACTCTAAAAAAAAGCTATTAGCTGGAGCGTCTTCCATACTAAACTTAGTTAAACCGTGCAAAGCACCTTTAGAACCTACACCATCAACAGTTCCTGATATATCGTAACTATCACAACCAAAAGCGCCCATGTGCTCATTACCAGGCCATTTAACACCATTTTTAATAATACAATTGTTTTGTATATTTGTTGGTGGTACCCAACTTACTTTAAACCTACCTTTTTTATCTGGGTAAAATATAACTTGACTATCTTTAACACCATTTACCCATTGAAAATTACCTTGAGTTATGCCTAATGTTCTAGACATTTCTTCGTTGTAATCTATTTGTTCGTATAATTTAACTAAGTTAAATATACTGTTCTTAGTCTCATCTCTAAACGCATGTTCTGTAGTTCTTGGAAACTGGCGGTAAAACTCATTTAAAGCATCTTGATCACCTTTTAAACCATCAGCTTCATTTTGCCAGTTCTCTACTACACCTACGTCTATTAACTCTCCTTGGGGGTCGAAGACATCATCACTCGGACTATCGAAGACTGGACTTCCGTGCTCATCAATAAATCCTTCGTAGTTCCACTCCATTGGGATAAAAAGAGAATATAAACCAGACGCTGTTTGTCCATTTCTGTTTCGTTTTGTAACATCTGAAGCATTGTATAATTTTTTAAAGTTATCACCTCCTTTATCTAAAGCGTTTGATGTTGATCCCATCATGCACTTACCTATAATTCTACTTCCTAGTCGTAGACATGTTTTTGTAACACGCCAGTTATTTAATATATTGTCAGGTCTTTCCCACTTACCACTCTCATCGTGTACTAAAAGCTTTAGTTTTTCACCGTCATAGCTATTGTCACCTGTATTTTTCCAGTCTATAGTTGTATCTAGTCCTTCTATTTCTTCAAGCTTTTCGTTTGTTGTGATCTTCTTTCTAGTAAACTTAGACGCAGGTACTCGATAAGCGAGTTCTGATTTAGGCCGATCCATACCGTCTTGAATAGGACTGAAGAAAAACGGGTAGTTAATTGATATAGGTACAATTTTATCTGTAAACATTTTTTTGGCATCAGCTCCTGTCTTAGATAATACACCAAACCTTGCATCTGTTGAAATCGTAGCTTGATTGACAGTCTCAGCAGAGGACATAAAAGAAAATCCAGATCTTCTGTTTTTAAGATAACACATACCGTAGCATCTCTTATCCGCTTTACACGCTTCCCAGAATATAAAGAACAATCTATTTGCTTCTCTAAAATCTGGCGCACCTACATCAATTTTACTCCACTGGAGATACATGTAGTGAGTACCAGTAATATAGGTATTCTTCCCATTATTATCAAACCAAAACCCATCATCTCTTCGTTTAAATTCTTCGTCAATATAGTCATGCCACTGTTCTTTGTTTTGTTCTGGATATGCTTTCCAATCAAATATACTTTTAAGTCTTGATAATTCTTTAGGATATTCAAATTGTTTCCACTTTTTTTCTTTGTTGCTATACACACTGCTTGCTTTTGGCAATGCTATTTTAAAATTTTGTATTTCGTATATTTCACCTATCTGACCAGTTTTAGATATAACAACAATATCATGTTCTTTATTATAACCGTACTCCCATTTTTTACCTTTATTAAGTCTACTTATAGTTGTTTTTTTTATAGGTTCAACTATACTGTATAAATTTTGCTCGTACATTATTTAGATCTACCTTCTGCAAAACCTTTAAACGCTTGTTTTTCTACCTCTTTAGGTTTATTGTTTAATAAATCTTCTTCGTCTTGTATTCTATTAAGTATTTCAAACGCATCGAATATAGCTAGTTTTTTTGAAGCGGCAGCGTTTTTTAATTTATCAGCCGTTAAATCATCTTCAGAATCAGTAACGATAGCTTCTTTAGCTACTTTAATTAATTCCTCAACTGCTTTGTGCCCAGCTAGGATTATACTCTTTTTCGTTTCCTTGATATTCATATTTGATTGTAATAAAATTTGATAATACTCTATATAGTCTTTGACCATCTATAACAAACTCATACTCTGAGCTTGGTCTAAAACCTATTAAATCACCTTTGCTAACAGTACCATCAGTGTGTTTGACAATGCCAACCAAAGGTTTTTCTTTATCTACGTTTAATTTATCTGTAGATTTTATTGGAGCTACAAAACAATATCCTTTTTGTGCTTTCCACTCAGTATTTTTATATAAGAATATTTGATCTGGTTGTACTAAATATGTTTTTTCGTCAATATATCCTCTACTGTTTTTTTCTATACCGTGTTGGTTGTGCCATCTTCTAAACACGTTGTGATGAACAATAACAATATCACCTACCTTTATATTTGTATTGCCAATTAATGGTAAACATTTTACAACAGCTTCTCTACTAACATATTGATGGCTTATTATTTCTGTGTTTAACAACAGCTCTTTTCCATCAACTTTTTTAACGTTGTTGTATCTATTTTTTAAAGGTTCTACAACAAAGTTGTAAACACTTTTCATTAGTATTGTAGGTTGTATTCTACAGAAACTGCCATGTTTTTATTAAAGTCTTTCCAAGGTAAAACATCTTTACCTTTTCTAATATACACGCTGTACTTATTTTCTTCTTCTATAATATCACATATAGTATGACCACCATACACTTCTTGCCCAACGGCATAGTGCATGGCGTCATTTTTATAATCTTTACCTATACTGATCTTACGAATCAGCTTGCTCATCTTCTGGGTAATCTATCTCACCTGTTTGAATGTTAATATTTACCTTACCATATTCTTTTTCTAAAGCTACTTGCTCTTCTTGTAAAGACTCTTGTAGTTTAGTAATTTGATGAAGAATCATATGTTTTTGTGTTGCCATTCTACCTAACTCCATTTGAGCTTGGTTGATTGGTGAAACTACTTCTTGAATAGCTTTTAATTGCTCTTCAGTTATTGATGTAGGTTTAAGGTCTACTACCTTTTCTTTTTTTGCCATTTTATTTAATTTAAGTTAATTGTTTTTGTTTATTTTGAAAAATGCAATATAATATCAACTGGATTTATATTGTAAATCTTTTTTTCATCAACACTTGCTAAGGATAAGTTAGCCACCATTGTCAATTGTTGAGCGCTATCACCTGAAGCGACAGTACCCATTAGTCTATTGTCTTCGTCGTGAACAACATCTCCAACAGCTATAAATAATCTAGGATCAACTGTTTGCACTGTTAAAACCTTTTGGTTAGTAGCCTGTACACCGTCCACGTTGCAAGTTGTTGTAAAATCAAGAGTACCAGCAGCTAAACCTGCTACGTAGTATTTGTCTACTCCAACATTACCACCGCTGTTAACGTTAGGTTCAAGTACTAACTCAGAAGAAGACACTGTTGATTGGTACAGTGTTCTGTTACCAAAAATATCCGCGCTAACAGAAGGCATAGCGCCTATTACATCATTAGAAGCAAAGTTAGTTATTGGAGCGTGTAATGGACCAAGAGAACCTGGTGTTGTGTCAGGTGAAGGTGCTTTTGCAAATAACAAGTTAACACCAGCTGCTTGAACTGTTGAACCTGCATCTCCTTTTGACCTAATTTTTATAGTTGCTCCTAATAATTTTACTGTTCCTCTTGGTATTTCAAAACCTGTCCAATCAAAAAGAATATCACCAGCTGCAAATGCTGCGTTTTGAGCTGAAGCTGTTACTAGTGGTTTAATTAATGATGAATTAAAATAATTTGTTTTCATTTTTTATATTTTTATAGTTATATTATTACACACTTTATATTTGTTTTAAAGTGCTATTAGTCTACTGTGTTTATTTTTGCTATGTTTACTTTAGCAACAGTGTTTACTTTAGCTATATTAGCAACTGCAATACCTAGCACTTTGTGGCTATATCCAGCTGCAGCACCACCACCACCACCAGCACCAC